CCCGCCAATCAGCGGGGCTAGTCAATTATGCGGGCATTTTAAACCGCATCACATAGTCATAATCGTATCGGACGGAGCGCCCTAATCGGAATTGAGGCACCAGTTTTCCGGCCTTTTCCAGCCGCCACAATGTTGTCCGGCTAATATTTAAGACCCTCATTACGTCCAGGCGGTCGAGCTTAGGCTTTCCAAAGTCTCTGCCTTGCTTCATTTTCCTTCCTCCTTCTCATAGACTTCCGGCAATTCTCTAAAGGCGAGCACCTCGGAATCGGAGTACTTTTCCCAGTAGCCGAACGGGTCTAGACAGCCGACTGTCACAAAGGGCTTCACGTTCGGCTGATCTTTAAGTTTTACAGTCAGTAGATAAAAGCCTGACACGGTAGGTTTTATCGCAGGATAAGGATTCCAAGCGTCCGGACGATAGCCCTGGACTAATTCAATATCTGCCTGGTCCACATAGCAATTTACGAACAGCTGGTATGGGTAAGAGTGCAAAGGAATTCTCTTAGCAAAGAGGACTTCCTTGTTCCCGTTGCCCATGTTGCAATCGCATACACAATTAATTTCCTCTTCGGTGAAATATTTCTTTAGATTTTCTCTGGTGGCCCGATTCTTGATTCTCCACTTTCCCGGGGTTCCTGTTTCAATGAGACACCAGGATTTAACTTCGGAGACCGGACAGGTGAAATAATCACCGTCGTCAAAAAATCCGTCTAAAACCAGTCCGTACCTCAATGCCGAGGCATCCCGTGGGCTTTCTTCGAAACCTACCAGGAAACGGTTATGCTTGTCTTCACTTCCCCATAATTCTCTGGGGATCGGTCCCTTTTTCATTTGAACAATCATTTTTCTGCCTCCAAAATTCTCTGTTCTTTCTTTTCTCGATTACTTTTCCCGGCAAGCGCTTCCCTGAGGCAAATTGAAGCGCCCTCAGTTGTGCGCGGGTATCTAAGACGTCCGGCCGGAAGTCGGTTGGAAACTTTCCCCAAACACTCGTATTCAGTTGCCCCGACGTCTGCCTCATATACATAGGCGTAAAGCAGATTTAGCCGGACCAAATATTTGCGGCCGCCGGCGATAAAGTTAAATTCGCGCTGCGCCTGAGCATTGGCACGATGGAGCGGGTTTTTGATGTGTCGCATGTCAAGCTCCTTTGTTTCTCAAATAGTCCAGAAGCATGTCCTGAACTTCTCTTTTTGACCTTTTTTTCGATAGGGCCACGTAGTCGATCGTGTCCCGGGCGAGGATCTGGTAAACCGTTACAACTCTCGGATGCCCCGCCTGCATTTGACGCATCGGGCCAATACGTTCGATAACTTGCTGATATTCTTCGAGATTCCACCATTGGCTAAAAAAGACCAATTTGCTCGATCCGTCCTGAAGGCTCAGGCCATGCCCGGCGCTTGCCGGATGGACGAGTAACATCGGAATTTCGCCGTTATTAAAAGCCTCGACGGTTTCCGGGCGTTTATCGAATGCTTTGGCCTTCGGAAAGGCCTTGAGGATTCTGGCGAGGTCGGTTTTAAATTGGTACGCCACTAAAAGCGGCTCTCCAGCCGCTTCCTCGACAATGGAGGCGAGCGCGTCGAGTTTGGCCGTGTGAACTTCTTCCCAGTTGTGGAGTTCGTCCGTATAAACGGCCCCGTTTGCCAGCTGTAAGCACTTCACCGTTTTAGCGGCAGCGTTGACCGCCTCAACCGTCTTATTGTTCGAGAGCTCGATAAAGAGCGCTTTTTCCATATCGTCGTAGAGGCGCCGGGCTTCGTCCGGCAAATCCACCTCGATATTGACGAACTGCGGCTTATCCAGGTCGAAATAATCCTCCGCCTTGATCGACAGACAGACGTCTGCGATTGCGTCCTGGATCTGCGATTGCGCGAAGTCATGGGGCACCCATTGAACCGCAGCCGCATTGGCTCCGACCTGCAAAGGTCTAAACCAGCGATTATGGAATGCCGTGAAAGACTTCCCCAGGCGCTCGCCATGGTCGATAAACCAGAGCTGTCCCCAAAGATCGTTTAAGCCATTGGGCGAGGGCGTGCCGGTCAAGGCGATAAAACGCTTGAAGAAGTTTGAGAACTTAGCGAGCGCTTTGGCGCGTTTGGATCCCTGGCGTGTCCGGAAACTTTTAAGCCGCGTGGATTCGTCAGCGATAACGACAGGAAAGGGCCACGTGTAATTTTTAGCGGTCAAAAAGCTATCGAGCCACATCAGATTGTCATAGTTGATGACATAGATGTCCGCTTTCGTGTGCAGGGCCTTAATGCGCTCCTTTGTCGTCCCCAGGATAGGAGAAACCTTCAGGTGACAAAAGTCCTCCCACTTTCTTACCTCACTCGGCCAGGAGTTCCGGGCAACCGCCAGGGGCGCGATGACGAGCGCCGGACCTTCCTCGAATATGTTTTTAAGCACATCGATGATGGCAAGCGATGCGCTCGTCTTACCCATACCCATGGGAACAAAGAGACCACAGCGGGGATGCTGCAGAGCGAACTGGATCATTCTCTGCTGGTACGGCCAGGGATTGAACTTACGCATATTGTTCCTCTACTCCGGAGCGGGAGACAGAGATCAGGTGGCTCACCAGGGCCTGCGCCTGATCCTCGCCAAAAACCACGTACACCTTGCAGCCGGCGCTTGACATACGAACGTGCTCGCGAGCCTGGTGAGGGCCGAGCTTGCCGGTTTCTGTTTTCGCTTCGATCCAGGCATGGATCCCCGGAAGCATGACAAGCAAGTCAGGAGCTCCCCGGCAATTCTCCCAGGCGCATTTACGAACCTCGCCGCCCGCTTCCTTGACGCGTTTTTTAATCAGCGCGACGACTTTGCCTTCGGGCGTCATTATCGGTTCTCCTCTTTTTTCTCCATGCGGCGAACTCGTGCCTGAAGCTGGAGGACTTGATACGTCAGGCTGTCAATTTTGGTCAGAAGGCCTGTAATAAACATGCCTGCTACCAATGCGAAAATCGAAGCTAAAACGATGATTAGGATCTTCATTTATTTCTCCTCGAAGGACCGGAATTGCTCAATGGCTCTCAGACACTCATCGACAATTTCCTGGGTTGACCAGCGCTTATCTCCCGTCATAGTGAAGGGGAAAGTGAAGTCTCCAGCGTGCGCATAATCCCAGCCGAACCAAAGACCTTCAAAGCCGTGCAGTTTTCCGCTAAAGGTTAATCCGCCGTGTACTTCAATCTTGTCCTCTATGTCCCAATAGCTTTTTCCATAGAAAGGATGGTTTTTAGGAACGGATACATAACCGCAAGGATGCGACCCAAGGGATAAGACTTTCCACTTGTATCCGCCATCTTTTCCTTCCGCCAGGGTCTCATAACCAGGGAGGCGCATTTGATATTCCATTTTTTTGTAGATTGTCGTTTGCCTCTTCTCGGCTTCTTTTTCAATAAGAGAAAGGTAGACATCAAGCGGTTCAATCAAGTCCACGACAGCACTTTTATCGAGTACAACTGTATGAACGTCTTTGTCCGCGCCGACGCATGCAATAGAGAGGGAATGAGGCTTCTCTTTGGTGATCCCGACGAGGAAAGGGACAACCGGGGCCAGGTTTTTCCAGGCTTTATTCTTTTCCTTTATTTGAGCCGCTTCAGCGGCGGCTTGCTCGATGGCCTCGTCAAATGCTTTTTGGTTGATTTTGCCCATTGCTATCTCCTTAATCTTTCTTGTATCTAAGTGAAGTGAATCCGGCCGCAGCCAGCGGCAGGTCCGGTGCCCAGGAGGGCGGTGTTGCCATTAGTCGCTCGAGCTCGGAGTTGTCCTTGTTGAGTGCGGCTTCTGTAATAAATTCGTCGTGAACTGAGAAAACGATTTCAAACCCTGCCTGCTCGATGGCGGCCATCGCACCGATCAGAATGTCGGCGGCTGCGGCCTGGGTCGCGTTTTCTACGATTTTTCCGGAGTAAGTCGGAATGCGGGACCACTTCCGGGAATACTGATCGATGCCCATGTAGCTGAACGTGCCTTTGCCGACGCCGCCATCCTCGAGCTGTGCGCCGGGATAGCAGATAAAACGTCCAGAGGGCAGGCGCATTCTGAGCCAGGCACCTTTACGATCAAACCACAATTTGGAGGCCTGACTGGGGACGCCGTTCATTGCCCGGATTGCGGCCGTGTCGCACGATGCCCAAAATTTTTGAATTGCCGGGTGCGCATCGCGCCAGGCTAATTTGACGGCTTCGCAAGCGATAAATGTGTCGCGCTTTAGGCCGTGGGTCAGCTTTTTTTCCTTGTACCACTCGTATGAGCCTTCGGCCTGTCCCCAGTAGCTATAGGAAATATTTTCCCGGACATGTTTCGCAAGCTCGTCCAGATTGATCGAATAGGCCGCGGCGAATGTCAAAAACGCACCAACGCCGCCCTGATAGCCCAGGGCCAGCTCCATCACTTTGCCGATTTGTCTCTGGTGTTTGGTGACATTCTCCGGACGAATGCCGAAGGTGCGCCCATAAGTCGCTTTATAGAGGTCAGGGCCGCGACCTGCGTCGAAATCTCTGAACGCTTGAATTTTCCAGGTCTCTCCGGCAAGCCACGCCAACATGCGACCTTCGATGTTTGAGAGGTCAGCCACGACTAAATGCTTCCCGGGAGTAGCCATAATGCAGGAACGCAGGCAGGAGGACATAAGCTCACCGGGCTCGGTCAGATATTCCGCCCAGCCCCCTTTGATGGCCTCGACGCCTGCGTCAATGACGTATTGCGGGAGCGTCGGGCGGGGGAGGTTCTGCAATTGCATGAGGCGCCCGGCATATCGACCTGTGCGCGTAGCTCCGCGGAACTGGAGACATCCGCGCATGCGACCGTCGGAATTCACGCAGGCGATCAGTTTTTTATATTTGGCCGTGCTCGTCTTAGTTGACGCCAGGCGCACCCGGAGAAGTTCTTTCACGGGCTCAGGGATATTTTCGTCAGCCAGGCGGCGCTCGATTGTGGAGCGTGTGAGGTCCGGGAGCTTGACGTTGTACTCTGAGAGAATATATTTCAGCAGAGCGTCGCGCTGGGTAGCGGCCTCGACTTCGCCGCCTGTGAGTTTGCGGGTTTTCTCGGCATTCTCCAGGCGCAGGCGCTCGGAGAGATCAATGGCCGCATGTGCAAGCTCAACGTCCATCAAAGCACCGCGACTATTAATGCGCTGATCGATTACGAACTGAGCACGGTCACGCGGGCCCCAATTCCATGAAGGCAATTTTTTATAGATCACGCGCATGGCCTCGACGTCCAGGCGGCAATAATTTACGAATCTCGCCCAATCCTCCGGATCAGTTTTCCGACTGGCGATCTTGCCCCGGAAGTCCGGTTTGCAAAATTTCAGCACCAGGCGACGGCCGTCCTTATCTTTCGCTTGATCAACGGGCAGGCCAAAAACCTCGGACAGTGTCCCCAGGGCGCCGGGCAAACCGTGCGAATACGCCTTGACCATACAGTCATCGACCCGTTCAAAAGGCAGGTCAATATGCAGATTTTTCGCTTTGCGCAGGACGGGAACGTCGAAATTCGCGCCGTTATGCCATACGGTATTAACAGCAGGATCGACGAGCGCTGCCCGGAGATCCTCCGGCATCGTTTCCGTGACTGTTAGATCCCAAACCTTCGCAGGCTCGTCATCGATCGCATAGCCAAAAAGCAGAACGTAACAGTCCTCAGCGTATTGATGCGGGCCGTTTTTGATGTCTCGGCGGCTGAATGTTTCTAAGTCTGCCCAAAGTGTTTTCATATTAAGTCTCCTTAACTCATGGCTCCGTAGAGCCATGTCCTAAAGATTCTTAGTCCCAAGGATTCCCGCCAACAGAAGCGGGAGC